AAATCAGCATCTTCAGTAGAACGAGTTGAAGCATTTATTAAGCTAGGACGTCCTGATCCTGTAGAATATGCAGATGAAACAGGCCCTGTAACTTGGGAACATGTAGTAACAGAAGTAACTAAAGTACTAGAAAGTCATGAGCGATAGAGATAATTTATATAGAGATATCTTTAATGGTACAAACAAAAAACACTGGAAAGAAGAACAAAAAAACAAAAAAATGAAAAAAATCGAAACTTTATTTTTAAAGTATGGACACTGGAGCTTTTTATTTAGCTCACTTTTTGAAGCATCAAGCAATAGTTGGTTAACAGCCGCTGCTCTTATGTTTCTTTTTATTAATTATCAATTTATTCACAAACAATGAAACAATTATGGTATTTTAGTGCTGATTGGTGCGGACCATGTAAGCAATTTGGTCCTATAATGGACGAACTAGCTAAACCTTGTCCAGCTAGACCTCAAGGTATATCTATTAAAAAACTTAATGTAGATTATATCCCAGATGTAGCTAAAATTTATAAAGTTAAAAGTGTTCCTACAGTTATTCTAGTAGAGAACGAACAAGAAAAAGCACGTTTTACAGGTGCTCTCCCAATGCATAAAGTAATAGAATTTTACAATCAATAATGGGTAGTTTTAGGTCAACAAAAATATTTGATGGATACTCAACAGTATTCCGTCAATGGAAAGCTATAGATACTCATTGTCGTTTCCTACATGGTTATGGAGTAAGTTTAAAAGTGTGGTTTGAAGGTGATCTTGACGAACGCAATTGGGTTTGGGACTTTGGGGGTATGAAACGTACCAAAGGCACCATTGATGGTATGAATCCTAAAGCATGGATGGATTATATGCTCGATCATACTACAATTATAGCGGAAGACGATCCATATCTTTCTCATTTTCGTAACATGGATGCCGAAGGTATAATTCAATTACGAGTAATACCTAATACAGGAGCAGAATGTTTTGCTCAATATTTTTATTACAAGCTAAATACATTTATTCAAAAAGAAACAAATAAGCGTGTAAAAGTAGTTCAAGTTGAATTTCGTGAGCATGAAAAAAACACAGCATTTTATAAAGGATAATTATGTCACTTGGAAGAATAGAAGACTACAATAAAATTCTACCAATTGTAGAATTATATACTTGTATACAATCAGAAGGTAGCCGAGCGGGTCGTCCTACTGTTGCAGTCCGTACTACAGGTTGTACCCACCGCTGTTACTTTGGTGAAGGTGGGTGGTGCGACTCTTGGTACACAAGTATTCACCCTGAAAAAGGCAAATATACTTTTCAGGATATTATTAACATTTATGATGCTAATCCTGAAATTAAGGAAATGATGCTTACAGGAGGTTCTCCAACCATGCATCCAAAACTCGTAAACGAACTAACTCACTTTGCAAATGAAAGACAAATCATTATCACGATCGAAACAGAAGGGTCTGCTTTCCTCGAAACAACTTATCCTATTGGGCTTATATCTTTCAGCCCTAAATTTAGTAACAGCGTGCCTGTACTTGGGGCTACTACACCTCTTGGGAGTGTTGTAGACCAAAAGTTTATTGACACCCATAATCGCTTACGTTTAAACAAAGAGTCAATTAAACAATCAATGGCTTACCATTCCGACTACCACATGAAGGTAGTAGTTAACCCAGTTGAACATCCAGATGTTTGGACTGAAATTAGAGCATTTATGGATGAGCTAGAGGTACCAAAAGATAAAATTTGGATTATGCCTCCGGGTGATAATCGTGAAGAACTAATTCGTGTTTATCCTATGGTAATTAACTGGTGTACTGAAAATATGTACAACTTCACAGGCCGTGAACACATCATTGCCTTTGATACTAAACGTGAAGTATAATGCCTTATATAATTCTAAAACACACTACTATACAGGATATTCCCCGTACTATTTTAGTAAATGATAGTGAGGGTATTTCTATGGAGTTTGATTCTTTAGATTACGCTACTAAGTTAGCTGAACTATTTCAAGCTAATACTACTTCAGGTAACATTTACGAAGTAAAAGAATTAAAATGATACCACACGGATATCTACAAAACCTACATCAACTTTGGGCTCTTAAAGTTCTTGAACCAGCTGGAGTTATAGCCGCTATTTATCCTTATGGATATAAGTTAAGTTATCTTAGTTTAGATGGGATAGGGATAGAAAAAGAAAATGAAAAATTTGAATTTCTTTATGGCAAAAGAATCTGAAAATATAGTTTGCCACAACTGTTTAGATACTGTGGCTTTTAAAACAGCATTTAGAGTAGAGAGGAATAACTTTGGTATTCCTCACTTTGTTTGGATTTGTAAAAAATGTAAAAAATGATAGAATTATACTCAGCACACGATATAGATATTAAAACTAAAATTATCGCTCAACAAATCTCTCGAGAACACCAATCCGATTCTACCCCAGTTGTAATGGTAGGAGTACTAAACGGGGCATTTATGTTTTATTCAGATCTAGTTCGTAACATGGACATTGATGTAGAATGTGATTTTATTAGAGTTAAATCATATTCAGGTAAAGAACGAGGCAGCATCCAACTCACTAAAGACATTGAAACATCAGTACATGGTAAACACGTTTACCTGATAGATGATATTTTCGATTCAGGAGAAACAATGAAATTTTTAGCTAAATACTTTAATTTAAAAGGGGCTAAAACAATCAATATTGTTACTTTAGTAAAACGAGCTAAAAATGAGTTTAAACCTATTAATCCTCATAGCTACGTTTCATCCTTCAGGCATGCTTTTGAATGTGAGGATGAATGGTTAATTGGTTATGGGATGGATTCAACCGGAGGTTATAAAAGAAATTTGAAATCAATCTTTGCTCTCTAAAATAAATTTATTATATTATAGTTATGGAAAATATTGAAAATAAGCGTCGTAAAAAATACGACAATATAGAGTGTGTTCAACCCGGCTTAGCTAATGGTGTTGCGGGAGATTTCCCACTCTCGGATGAACAAAAACAACAGATGGTAGAAGAGGCAACCGAACATTTTGGTAAGTTTCTTGATGCCCTAAAATGCGATTGGAGAAACGATCCCAATTCAATGGAAACACCTCGTCGTGTAGCTAAAGCATACGTTTACGATCTGTGGAAAGGTCGCTATGAAAAATTTACTGAAATCACTTCATTCCCCTCAGATGGTTATGATGGAATTGTTATCGAACGTAACATACCTCTTACCTCTATGTGCTCACACCACCACCAAACTATCAATGGTGTAGTACATATAGGATATATCGCAGGTGAAAACGGACGAGTTATTGGATTAAGTAAACTAAACCGCATTGTAGAACATTTTGGACGTAGAGGAGCTATTCAAGAACAGCTTACAACAGCTATTCACCAAGCAGTAGATAAGGTTTGTGAAGATAATCGTGGTGTAATTGTAACTGTGGTTGCTACTCACTCTTGTGTATCTTGTCGAGGTGTAAAACATCAAGGAGCAGCAATGGTAACTACTAAAGCCTCTGGAGTGTTTATGGATAATAATAATCAAGCACGTAAAGAATTCTTCGATTCACTTAAAATTAACAACGGACATGTCTCAATTTAAAGAACTAATTACCATTGAGCTAATTAAAAGTATTGGAATGCTTCGCTCATTCTCAGACCGAGATGAAGCTGGACGCAACCCTGAGTTTGAATGGGCTGAAACTACCGCAGAAAGAATTACAAACTTGTTTAATTCACAATATGTACCATTCGTCAGCGAGGTTGAAGAATTCAATAGCTTAATGAATAAACCAAACAACTATGAACCAATTATACCTGCCAAACATGAATGGGATTTTGTCTACAACTTCATTTTGGAAGAACTTGAGGAGTATAAACATGCTTGCGAAACAGAAAACATCGTGGAAGTTTTGGATGCGTTGTGTGACATTGCTTATGTATCCATTGGGAACGGTACTATGCTTCATGGTCTTAAGGATAAAATTTGGCCAGCCTATATGGAAGTACAAGCATCAAATCTTTCAAAAGCTTGCTCTACACAAGAAGAGGCACAAAAGACTGTTGAAATCCGTTCACAGGAACAAGGCGAAGGCTGTCACTATGAACAGGTTAGTGACAAGTATATTGTATATCGTACTCGAGACCGAAAAGTAATGAAATCAATCAATTACTTCAAACCAGATCTGAAGCAATTTTTTAAGTAATGAGTTATAAAACATGTTATGCCCAACCTATAAAGGACTCTAATAATTATAGAATCCATTTATGGGATGATGAAGGCTATAAAACATTAACTTGGAACTATTATGCTTATGAAGAGCGTGATGACATAGACTCAGACCCTAATATTAGAGGTCTACGCCATGAATCACTTCGTAAGGTAACTAAATGGTCTCGAGAAAATGAAAAACTTCATTTCCATGACATTAAACCATATCAAAGATTCCTAATTGACAAATATGGAACTGATGATGAACCATCTACTAGTCATAAAGAAATATTCTTTGATATTGAGATTGAGATGGGTGGAGCTTTAACTGAGGATTATATTAGAAGTGCTCCCAAGCCTGTTACTTCAATTGCTTGGTGGTATAAACAAAAAGATGAATGGGTAATCTTAATTCTAGATCAAAAAGGTGAACTAGAGGAAACTCAAGAAGGAAATAGAAAAATTATCCCATTAAAAAGTGAACAAGAACTTCTTATGAAGTTCCTAGAATCAATTCGCACTATTAACCCAGACATATTAGTCGGTTATAACAGTGATTACTTCGATATACCTTACCTATATTACCGAATGTGTAATATATTCGATCAAGAGGTAGCAGGCATGTTATCCCCAATTGGTTGGGTTAGAGATGAATCACAATGGAATGATCATCGTTGGTTAGATATTGCAGGTCTAGAGTCACTTGACTATATGAAACTACATAAAAAGTTTAGTTTCAAGGATGAACCATCTTATAAACTAGATTACCTAGGTAAAAAATATGCTAATCTAGAAAAGATTGAATATGATGGAAGTCTAGACCGTTTGTTTAAAGAAGACAAACAAAAATTTATTGATTACAACTTCCGAGATGTTGAAATCTTAAAAGCACTAGATGAGAAATTCCAGTACTTACCTTTAACTAAAAATCTAGCCCATAAAGGTAAAATTAGATACTCAGACGTTTATAAAAACAGTCTAATCCATGATGGTGCTATCTCAGCTTACCTATTGTCTCAAGGTATCATTCCACCTGCTAGAGATCGTAATCCAATAACTAAAAAGAATTATGCAGGTGGTTATTTGTTTTGCCCTCAAGCAGGCCTATACAAATACATGTTTGATGAGGACTTAACTTCACTGTATCCTTCCATTATAATGTCGCTTAATATCGGTAAAGAAACACTTGTCGGACGAATATTGATCCCTGATGAGAAGGTGGTAGTAGAGGGTAAAGAAATATTTAATAACCGTTATGGTCTAAATGACTTAAAGGTTATGGACCCTGATAGAATTTTAAATGTTCAAAACTCAAAACGTAAACTAGCCCAAATGAAGGTTAAAGATGTTATTGAGTTAATTGAAACATCTAAACTATCAATCTCAGCTAATGGAGTTATGTATAGAACTGATTTCGACTCAGTACTGAAAACGATTCTGGCAAAATGGTTTGACGAAAGGGTTATTTATAAAAATAAAATGAAAGACGCTTACAAAGCTGGAAACAAGGCAGATGGAGAAAAATTCCATCTAATGCAACATACTATGAAAATTTTATTAAATAGCTTGTATGGTGCGACTGCTCTTGGTAGCTTCAGATACGGTAATGTAATTCTAAGTGAAAGTATTACTTTATCAGGCCAGCGTATTATTCAAGAATCAGCTTTGTTTGCTAATACACATATGAACAAAGTATTAAAAGGAGAAATTCAATTATAATGGAACATAAAATTTCAAAACAATCAATCCGAACAGGAGTAAATATTTATCAATCAGATGAAAAACTTGATAAAGATAAAGTTATCTCTATGTCTGAAAAATGGTCTGATAAAGATATAACATTCTTTAAAAAAATGCTTAAGCAAGGAGGCCGTTTTAGTATCAATGGAACTAAGTTTTATATTACAATACCTGAACAAATCTATAACCAAAAAGGTGAGATTGAGGGTGTAATGCATAATGAAGAAGACAACGCTTGATTTACACAAGGTTAAACATATAGTAGAATGATACAATTAGAAAATACACCTTGGTTCATTTGTAAAAAGGAAGATAAAAATTTCTGCGCTTATGTTGACACAGACTCTAATTATTATAATGCTGAACCTTTGCTTAAGCATCTTTACCCTACTTTTAATGAGATGGATGAAGAAGAGCGAGACAACAAACTTGAAGAAATCGCCCTTAAGTATCAAGACTTAATTACAAACCACTACACAACTTTAGCTCAAGAGGTATTTAATGTACCTGAACATCGTTTTGAAATGAAGACTGAATGTATTATTCGCTCAGCTTATTTTAGAAGTACAAGACGATATGCTCAATGGATCACTAAAAAGGAAGGCGCAGTTAAGAATGAGCTAGATATTAAGGGATTGGAGTTTATGAAAGCTAACTTTCCTCCTATATTTGGTAAGTTCTTTAATAAAATTTTAGAATTAGCACTTAAAGGATCTAAACAGACTGAGATTGATGATCTACTCTTAAAATTTAGAGAACATATAATGTCAAAGGATCTAGAATTAACAGTACTAGGCAACCCAACTTCAGTAAAAACATTAGATAAGTACATTGCTCGTAAACCTAAACCAGGTGAAATGTTTTCAGTCATTGCTCAAGGAGCACCAGCCGCTATTAAAGCCGCTATCAAATATAATGATCTACTAACATTTTGGGGTCTAGATAAAAAACACTCTAGAATTGTACAAGGTGATAAAGTCAAATGGATTTACTTAAAAAATAATTCATACAAGATTGAAGCATTAGCATTCTTAGACTTTGATATGCCAGATAAGATTCGTACATTACTAGATGAATATGCTGATAAAAACAGATCATTTGAGTCTATTTTGGAATCTAAACTTGAAGGATTTTACCATGATCTGGGTTGGTCATTAAATTTAAATCCATATCGAAACCTATTTTTTAGTTTCTAATTATGATTAATAAAAGTGAATTACAGAGAATTATCTCAAAATATTCTTTAAATGGAATGGTTGAGTCTGTCAAATGGACAACTCAAAATAAACAACTTAATATTAAGTTTAATGCTCCTACTAAAGATATGATTGGTGAGGTAACTCATACCAATTTTGATCTTGCAGATAGTGAGATTGCAGTATATGACACTCCACAACTTGATAAACTCTTATCTATCACTTCAGGTGATTTAGATCTACAATTAGAAAAAATAGGTAAAGTATTTACTCGTTTAGTTATTGGTGATGTAAATTATACTTTAAGTTATACTTTATCTGACTTAATGTTGATTCAAGAACCAGGTATAGTTAAAGACCCAAACAACTATACAGTTGAATGTACTTTAGAATCAGACGCTATCTCTTCAATCATTAAAGCTAAAAATGCTTTACAAAGTGAATTAGTATTATTTGTTGTAGGTAGAAACTTTGATGGTGATCAAGTATTAACTCTAGTATTTGGAGATGCTTCATCTCATACTAATAAAATTGAATACATCATTCCAGGTACTGTAATTGAGGATGATATTCAAGATTTCAAAGTACCATTTAATTCTGAAATGCTTAAAACAATTCTCTCTAATAATAAAGATGCTAATAGTGCTATTATGAGTTTAAACACTCAAGGGCTACTTAAATTAGTATTTTTAGGAGATAATTGGACTAGTACTTACTATATGGTAAGAAAAGCAGATCAGTGATATTTATAATATGACCTATAGGGCGCCTAGGTTATCTTCGGAAACCAAATTTTTTATTGTTAAACCATAAATCTAAGGATTATGACTCCATTCATCCCAGAGAGACATCTCTCACCATTTGATCTATTATTTAAAGACTTTTTTAGATCAGAACTAAATTTCCAACCAGCCATTGAGGCTAAAATTTCCCACCCCGTAGATATTTACGAAAATCAAGATGGCTTGCATTTTGAAATTGCATGTACTGGTCTTGATAAAAACGATGTTGATATCAATATCGAAGGAGACATTCTTAGAGTGTCTTACAACAAATCAGAAGATGATAAGTGTTGTGATGTAAATGACTGTACTTTTCTTCATAAGGGAATTGCACGTCGTTCTTTTAATCTAGGTTATAAAGTAGCATCTAAATTTAAACTTTCAGAATCTGAAGCAGAAATGAAGAATGGTCTTCTAAAAATTTCTGTCCCATATGCTGAAGAAGCTAAACCTAAAGCTTTGAAAATTAAATAAGTTTTATTATATTAAGTTATAATTAAAAGGCGCCCTTATAGGTTATTATAAAAATGTTATGAGTAAAGAAAAAAAAACATACACTAGATATCTTAAAGATCCTATTCTAGAACCTTACTACATCCAACTTGATGATTATGGATATGTTCTCCATAAAGGAATCATAGCTGAGGAGAGTGGTAAGGAATATTCTCAAGTAATAGGATACTATAATAATTTAACTGGTGTCTTAAAAGCATTAGCTAAAAATAATGCTATGAGTAAAAGTTATGATTCACTTCAAGAATTCATTAGTCATTATGAATCTGTTATTAATAAATTAAACCAAGCATATAATATATGATTGAAGCACTGTTCAACGCTATTATTGTCCAACCTATTGAGTTGGACGAAACAACATATGGAAATATTGTTGTGCCTGACCTAGGCAATGAAAAAAACAAAACCGGTAAAGTAATATCTGTAGGTCCCGGTCACCAATCAATCACAGGAGAATTTCTTCATACTGTCCTTAAACCAGGAGACATTATTGTACTCCCAACTATGACTTTTACTCGTTTTGAGTATAAAGGTGAAGAATATTTAATCGGTCGTGAAAACGATATTTTAGCAAAAATAAATGAAAATGAGTAAGGTAATTGAATTTGGCCCTGAAGCCCGTAAACAACTAGTAGCGGGTATTGATAAACTAGCAGATGCTGTAGTAGCAACTCTTGGCCCTAATGGTCGTAACGTAGTAATCGTTAACGAGATGGGTCAGGTACAGTCCACCAAGGATGGTGTAACTGTAGCTAAGTCTATTTCTCTAAAAGACAATATAGAAGAAGTAGGTGTTAAAATGGTAAAACAAGCAGCTGTTAAAACTGCTGATGTAGCAGGTGATGGTACTACCACTTCTACTTTGTTAGCGCGTGAGATGGTGAAGGCAGGTCTAAGCCACTTAAATAACGGAGCTAATGCGGTTGAAATCAAACGTAGTATTGATGTTGCTGTTAAACAAGTAACTGAAGCCATTCGTTATCAAATTAGAGAAGATATCTCAAACGAAGAACAACTTGAACAAATTGCTACTATTTCAGCTAATAATGATGCTGAAGTTGGTAAGTTAATTTCAACGGCTTTAAATAAAGTAGGACGTGAAGGAGTTGTTACAATTGAAGAATCAAATACAGGTGAAACATATCTTGAAACAGTAGAAGGTATGCAATTTGATCGTGGTTATAAATCACATTACTTTGTAACTGACAACCCAACAATGTCTACTTATCTTGAGAATCCATTTATTCTTATTGCTGAAAAACGTTTTACAACTGTAAAAGATTTACTTCCTATTTTAGAGGGAGTATCTAACCAAAACCGTCCACTATTAATCATTGCTGAAGATGTTGAAGGTGAAGCACTTGCTACACTTATCGTTAATAAAGCACGAGGTACTATTAAAGTTGCAGCTGTTAAAGCTCCTGACTTTGGTGATCGTCGTAAATTGATTTTAGAAGACATTGCTGTTTTAACTGGTGGTCAAGTATTTAGTACCGATAAGGGTATGCGACTTGACAAATTCAGTTGGGATTGGTTTGGTTCCGCCCGTAGTGTAACAATAACAAAAGATCAAACAACCATTATAGATGGAAGAGGAGAATCTAAATCAATACAAGCACGTATTGAAGAACTTCAACAACAAATCGAAAAAGCAAAGACCCCTTTCGAACAAGAAAAACTTCAAGAAAGGCTCGCGAAATTCGTTGGAGGAGTAGCTATCGTTTATGTAGGTGGAAACACTGAAACAGAAATTAAGGAAAAGAAAGACCGTGTAGAGGATGCACTTTACGCGACTAAAGCCGCTATTGAAGAAGGAATTGTAGCCGGTGGTGGTGCTGCTTTACTTTATGCTCGTGAAGCTATTACTGAATCAAATATTGGTTCTAAAATTGTATATCAAGCTTGTGGTAAACCATTTGAACAAATTCTTATAAATGCGGGCTATGATAAAGCAAAAGCACAAATGCTCGCTATGAACTATACCACAAACGAAACAGTTTGGGAAGGTCATGATGTTAAAACAGGAATGATTATTAACATGAAAGAAGCAGGCATTATTGATCCAGCTAAAGTAACTCGAACTGCACTTGAAAACGCAGCTTCAGTAGCAGGAACTATTTTGCTTACAGAATGTGTTATAGTTGATAATCCAGAGGATAAGAAAGAATCTGATCCAATGGCTGGAATGGGAGGTATGTTCTAATGGACACCCAACAAGTAGAAAAAAACATTCAAATCGCTGAGCGAGTTCCACCTGGTGACAGGTGGAAACTCCTCAACGGTGAGAAAGTTTATGACTCGTTAACTGAGGTATTAAATGCTTGGTACCAACAAGCAACTAATAAACCTCAAGCATTTAAGCTTGAGCCTTTAAAAGGAAAATTATATATTATTACTACTGAAGAAATAGAAATTCTAAAACCTGAACCTAAAAAATACGATTTGTATGGTGACTACGAGTAAAGAACATACTCTATTTGTTGAAAAATATCGTTCTAAAGGTCTAGATGAATATGTAGGTAATGAAAATATTAAAGCTACTATAGCTAAATATTTAGAACAAAATGATATACAAAATCTTATTTTCTATGGAGGGCCAGGAACTGGTAAGACTACTCTTGCTAAGCTTATTGTTAATAATTTAGAATGTGATTACCTTTATATCAACGCTTCAGATGAGCGTGGTATTGAGACTATTAGAGATAAAGTTTCTGGTTTTGCTTCATCGGCTTCGTTCAAGCCTCTTAAAGTAATTATTTTAGATGAGGCTGATTTTTTAACTATCCAGGCTCAAGCATCTCTTCGTAACGTGATTGAAACATTTTCACGTACTACACGTTTTATCTTAACTTGTAATTATGTAGAGCGTATTATTGATCCTCTTCAATCACGCTGTCAGGTACTTAAAATTGTACCACCTTCTATGAAGGATGTTGCTCGTCACATAGCAGGTATTTTAGATCAAGAAAATATTACTTGGGATAAAGAAGCACTAGGTACTATTGTTAAACAATATTATCCAGACATTCGTAAAATCTTAGGTACAGCTCAATTATCAACCATTGATAATAAACTGACTTTAGACAAATCGATACTTGTATCAAACAGTTATATTGAGTTAATAATAAACGAGCTTAAAACGAATAAAAACTGGAAAGCAATTCGCCAGATAATAACTGACTCTAACATTAATGATTATGAAGAACTTTATAAGGAACTTTATTCGCGAGTTTCAGACTATGCTGACGGGCGAGAAGGCATGGTGGTAATTATTCTTGAAGAATATCAATACCATTCTAATTTTAGAATTGATAAAGAAATAAACATGATAGCTTGTATAGCTAAAATTATACAAGTGCTATGAACTACCAGATTATAACTACTAATGATAAATTATTTAAAGTAGTTAGAATTTTAAGAGAAGACAAAGAATGGAATTTAGATATTCTAAGACAACTTTGGCACTGTAGTCATACCTTTAAAAAAGAAGGAATTATATATTTTGTAAGAGAAATAGAAGATGTAGAGTATGAAACACTTTCTTAAGTATACTATAACTTGGATTAGTGGAAATCTTTCCATACCTTTCTGGATGGTAGGACATATTCATCTTACTACTAATATATATGAAGATATTTACGAAATAATAGCGTCATTTGGAATGAATATAATAGTCGGAATCGGCTTCTATATAGATTGGTTAAAACATAAAAAAGAAAACTCATGAATCAAAATCAAAATCAAGAACTTAAGCTCAATATTGATCTTAAAAACACAGAAAAAGTAGAAACACCAGATGGTAACTATGTAGTTGCTGAAGGTATTATTTTACGTAAAGCATCACGCTTTGCAGTAGGTACTGCTCAAGACGCACTTATTCCAATTCCTATTTTCTATGATGTTAAAACAGGTGCTATCTTGAAGGAAACACTTCCTAAGGAACTTCAAGATGAATATGACACTATTTGATTGGTTAGAAGAGATAACAGTTAAAAAGACCCCTCCTGGGGACTTCAACAAAGAGTCATGGGACTCATTTAATTCTTATATGGTTCATAGATATTTATCTATGGATATAAGTTACGTTGAACTTGTGAATTATGTCCAAAAGATTAATCCACAAAATAAAAAACAAATTTATACCATTTACAGAGAAATGATCCCAAAGAAAAAAGTTTGGTTAAAATATATCAAACCTAGTAAAAAACAAAGACCACCATATGTTGCTGAATATATAGCAAAATATTATGAATGCAGTTTAGGTGAAGCCGACTACTACATTGATATAATTCGAGAACCAGGTGTTCGACATATTTTGTGGCAAATGGGAATTGATCAAAAAGAACAAGATAAATTAGTAAAAACTCTTTAAAATGGAAGAACAAATAGGTTACGGAAACAACAAAGCAGTTATAGATTTTGAAAAAACATACCCTGAATTAGCATATGAATTTCAACAGATTCAAAAAGAACAATATGAATTGTTTGCTAGTAAAATGATGGATTATGGTCTTTCAAATATTTCTTTAGGTTCTACCTTAGAAAAAGAAGAAGACATTAGTCTATCTATTACAGGTATTTGGCTTCGCTGCAACGATAAAATCAATCGTTTAAAAAATCTACTCCAACGTAATGGAAAAAATTATGTTAAGGGAGAAGCAATGATTGATAATTTTATAGACATTTCTAATTATGGGATTATCGCCCAGTTAGTGATGAAAGGTAAGTGGAAATAAATGGAACCCTGGAAACGAAACATAGTAGATGAAAAATTTTATTATTTAAGCAATACCCCCTCAGACATAAATGAACATCTTCCAATATTAAAAAAATACACAGAAGAATGTGAGTCTGTTTTAGAATTAGGAGTAAGATGGATTGTAGCATCTTGGGCTTTTTTATCCGGTAAACCTAAATATTTTACTGGTTTAGATATAGATGATCCTTCAATACACGGAGCTGATTTAAATGAATTAAAAAAAGGAGCAGAACAAAATAATGTTAATTTTAATTTTATTCTAGGAGATGATTTAAATCCTGAAGTATATAATAATTTACCTAATTTTGATTTAATTTTTATAGACACAGATCATACTTACCATCAAGTAATAAATGAATTAAAAGTTTATAATTCTAAAGCCAATAAATATATTATACTCCATGATACTATATCTTTTAGACATGGTGGTTTTAATAATGATCAAAAAGGTATTTGGGCCGCAGTTATGGAATTTTTATATCTTCATAAAGAATGGGAATTATGGGAATCATTTTCTAATAATAATGGATTAACAATTTTAAAGAAAAAATAGTATTATGCATAATGTAGCTTATCAAAACGCAGAAAGATTTTATCGTAATTATTGTGGAAACAATATTGAAAATAAAAAAATCTTAGATATAGGTTCTTATGATATTAATGGGTCTCTTAAACCATTATTTGAAAAAGGTCAATACATTGGAATGGATATGAGTGAAGGTCCTAATGTTAATATAGTAGCTTCGGCTCATGATATACCTTTTAAAGATAATTATTTTGATATTGTTTTATCATCTTCATGTTTTGAACATGATGATATGTTTTGGATAAGTTTTTTAGAAATGTGTAGAGTTCTCAAACCAGGAGGATTTATGTACATTAAT